TCGAGGGCATGTCGGCGCGCCGTTCGGCTGTGCCGCGCCCGGAGCTGCCCTGGGAGCGCGCACTTCAGCGCACCGAAGAACTCGCGGAGTCGCTGGCGCGCATCGAGCGCGCTGTGGCCCAGCTTGGTGATCGCCTGAGTGCCCCGGCAGGGGCGGACGCTCGGGGGTCGGATGCCGGCCGGGGATACGACGCGGGGCAACTGCTCGACCTCATCGATCAACGAGCCCGACGGCTCGGAAGGAACGCATCGTGACCGACATCCTCAAGGATCTCGACAAGCGCCTCGACGGCCTGGAGAAGGGCCTCGAAGCCAACCTGGCCAAGCGCCAGGACGCCGCCACGCAGGAGCTGCGCGGCGAGCTGGAGGCCAAGATCAAGGCCCAGCAAGACCTGATCAGCAAGCTCGAAGCCTCGAAGCAAGAGGCCGCCCGCGCGGCCATGCCGGGCATCGAGTACGCCAAGAACGGCGAAGACGGCAAGTTCAGCCTGTGGCGCGCTATCCAGCTTGGCATCGCCGAGCAGGCTCCGAACGCCCTCAACTTCAACCCCTGGAAGGCGAAGAGCCACGGCCTTGAAGCCGAGGTCATCCGCCAGCTGCGCGACCAGATCGGCAGCGACCAGATCACCAAGGCGGCCATGAACATCGGCACGGACGCTGCCGGTGGCGCCCTGGTGCCGAGCACGGTCATGTTCGATTCGATCGTGCCCGAGCTGGAAGCCAACGCCGTGGCCTACCAGGCCGGCGTGCGCCGCATGGACGGCCTGCGCGGCAACTTCTCCTGGATCGTCGATGAGGGCGGGACGATCGCCTACTACATCGACACCGAGGCGGAGCAGGCGATGACCGCGAGCGAGAACACCTACTCGGTGATCAACGCTCGCCCGCACACCATGGGGGCTGAGACCAGCCTGACCCGCGGGATGCGGATGCAGTCGGCGATCGCCATGGAGGCGCGCGTGCGCCAGGTGATCGGCCGCAAGCTGGCCTTGCGCGAGGACCGCACGATCTTCTTCGGCGCCGGCTCGGCGTCGGAGCCGCGCGGCATCACCAACGTGCCGACCCTGACCACGGCGGTCAACTTCTCTGGCATCACCTATACGGGCGCGAGCCAGACCCTGACCGACAAGCTGCGCGAGATGGTGTACGCGCCGGCGATCAACCTCTACGACAACCCGGCCGGCCGTTGGGCTTGGGTGTCTCGCGCCGAAGTCGGTCGCAAGATCGCCAACTGCAAGGACGCGGACGGGCGCCAGCTCGTCCCGACCAACGACCGCGGCCGTCTGACCTCGCTGTTCGGCCTGCCGTTCCTCGAATACAACCAGACGACCCCGGCCAAGGCCTCGAACGACGAGTTCCTTCTGTACGGCGACTTCAGCGCCGCCATCGCGCTGCACTGGGGCGGCCTCGACTTCAAGGTCGGGTACGTCGGCACCAACCAGTCGAAGGACGTGCTGACCGTCACGGCGTTCATGGACCACGACGTGATCGTGGAGCAGGGCAAGGGCTTCGTCCCCGCCGACAACTTCTCCACCGCCTGATCCCAGGAGGACCAGCACATGCAACTCGACCCGAAAACCATCGCGAAGGCTGTCCCGGGGATCAACCCGGCAGTCCATTCCACGGCGCAGACTGGCGCCGCGATCGACGCCCTGGGCTACGAGTACGCCCTGGTGGTCATGCACTTCGGTGCGTTGACCGACACGGCGACCCTGGGGATCAAGCTCCAGGACTCGCCGACCACGACCTCCGGCGACTTCGTGGACATCACCGGCGCGGTCTACGCCGCCGTCGAGAACGCGGACGACAACACCATCAAGGTGGGCCTCGTCCGCCTGCACGGCAAGCGGCGCTACGTGCGCGCCGTCTCGACTGTCGCCAACAGCGACAACTGCACCTACGCCGTCCAGGTGATCCTGGTCCACGCCGACTACGCCAAGTCGCTGGAGCAGACCTTCTCCTTCAACGTCACCTGACCTGAGGCCGCCATGAAATCGACCCCTGAAACCACCTGGAAGCCCGGCTTGGCCTACGCGACGACGACCACCACGGTCGGCGCTGGGGGCTCTGAGACCGTGACCGGCGCGGCGATCGACACTCAGTCGTTCGACGTGATCGAAGTTCGGGTGATTCCTGGGGATGTCACTGGCGGCACGGTCGCCTTCGCGGTCCAGTCGTCCGTCAACGGCACGGACGGCTGGACCACGATCGCACCGACGGCGATCGTGTTCGACGAGAACTCGACGCCGACCTTCTACTCGGGCCTGATCCGCCTGGCGACCCAGCCGCGCTACCTGCGCGTGGCCGCGCTGATCACCGGGGCCGAGGGGGCGACCGCCGAATGGACGGCCGTCTACACCCTGGCAAACCCCGCCTACGGCAGCGACCAGGACTACGCCTACTTCTTCAACGTCACGTGAGCCCCTGGTACGTCGTCACCGAGAACCAGCAGATGGTCACGTTCCCCGCCGGCACGCGCGTCATGCTGTCCGAGGCCGACGCGCAGCCGATGGTCGAGGCCGGCGTGCTCCGCCTGGCCGACGACCGGGAGCTTGATCCCTCGGTGGCGCGGCAGGCGGGGCTCTACCGGACCCGGATGATGGACCCGGAGGATTCCTGATGGGGCTCCTGCTTACGACCACCTCGCGGGTCACGACCCTGCTGGGCATCGGGACCGGCACGCTGGCCGCGCTCGAGTCGGCGGCGCTGGACAACCTGATCGCCTCGGTCTCAGACACGATCGAGCGGTTCCTCGACCGGCACACGACGACCTCGGCGCGGACCGAGTTCTACGCCTGCGACGCGGGGTCCAAGTCTGTGCAGCTCCGGGGCTTCCCAGTCACCACGGTCACGACGGTGCTGCACAGCGCCGAGGGCGACTTCGTGGACGGGATGGAGACCTTGACGGCGGACGAGTACCAGCTCGACGCGGAGTCGGGGATCCTGTTTTTCCGGCAGACCCGGGACCCGGGCCCGCTGGCTTGGAAGATCACCTACACGGGCGGGCTCGCGGCCGACACGACGGCCTTGATCGCGGCCTATCCGACCTTGGCGGACGCCTGCGAGAAGCAGGTCACGCACGAATGGCGCCGCCGGCTGGCGCTGGCCCCGCAGTCTTCGGACCAGGGCGGCTCGAGCGTCAACTACACCGGGGCTGTGGACCTGCTGCCTGTGGTGCAGCGGATCCTGACGCCCTACCGGCGTATCACCTGGATGGCGTGACCATGGCGGAGCTGCGCGTCACCCACAACTTCGCGGGCCTCGAGAAGTACCTCAAGGGCCGCGGCCTGGCCGTGCAGACGGAGGGGGAGGCCCTTTCGACGCGCATGGTGGCGGCGCACACGCAGCGGATGATCAAGAGCTTCCGGGGCTACACGGGCCCGCGGAACACGGGGACGGTGCTCCAGAAGCGGACCGGCGCCTTGCGGAACGCCATGCGCTGGGCCAACGAATCGGCGGGCAAGGACGTGAAGGCGTCGAGCTACGTGGCCGGGCCGATCTCCTACGCGCGCATCCAGGAGCTCGGCGGCGTGGTCCGCCCTCGGCGGCGCAAGTACCTGACGATCCCGACTCCGGCGGTGCTGACCCGCGCGGGGGTCGTCCGCCAGGGCGCCCGGCCTACGAAGGTGGGCTCGACCTGGATGACGGCGCAGAAGATCCCCGGCCTCAAGCTGCGGGAGACCTTCATCCGCCGAAGCAAGGGCGGCAACCCGGTGATCTACGGGACCGGCACCGACGGGGAGCCCGTGGCGCTGTGGGTCCTGCGCAAGTCGGTGCGGATCCCGCCGCGCCTGGGCTTCTTTGCCCAGTGGCAGCGCCTTGGGCCTGTGCACGCTGTGATGCTCGAGAAGGCCGGGGCCCAGATCCTGGAGGACCGCCGTGGCTAACCCTGCGCTGCCGCTGACGGTCAACCCGGCCCGGGTCGAGCCGCAGAACTACCGCCGCGAGCTGTCATCCTCGCGCGCCGAGGGCATGGTGCAGACCCGCGCCAGCTCGCAGACGGTGAGCGTGACCACGTCGAAGCGCGAGGTGCGCCGCTGGGCCGTGGGCTGGGACCTGCTGACCACGGCGGAGCACGCGGCGTTGCTCAACACCTGGGAGTCCAGCCTCGGCGGGGCGCAGCCCGTGCTGTGGGCCCCGCCTGGCGAGTCGCCGCTTCTGGTCCACTTCCTGGAGTTCCGCTCTGGCGCCCCCGCGGGGCCGCGCTGGCAGGCGGTCGCTGTGCTCGAGGAGGCGCTCTAATGCCGTTTAACTGCGCTTCTGGGCGCCAGGAGGCGACCTAATGCCGCTTGCGTCCTGGGCCCCGAGCCCGACCTACACGAACGTGACCTACACGTCCACGTTCGTCACGGCGACGGCGACGGAGCGCCTGTCGATCTTCTTCCCCACCCTGCCGGCGCCGGCCGGCGGGTACCCGGTGCTGCTGTGGTTCGAGAACCCTGGCTTCATCGGCGGCACGATCCCGGCCACGATCGACACGGCGCAGGTGCTGCTGTTCGAGGCCCTGACGCGGGGCTGCGTCGTGGTCTACGCCAACACGTGCCAGACGAAGGACGTGGCTGATGGCGGGCCGCCTGGCGCGGGCACGTTCGACCCGCCGCTGATCACGACGCCGCCGGAGCAGGCGCACTGGAACGACCCCGGGTTCCCCAACTGCATGAAGTCTGCGTGCCACGCGGTGCAGTACCTCAAGGAGAACTCGGCGACGATCGGGATCAACCCGGACAAGATCTTCACGGCCGGGCGCTCGGGCGGCTCGGCCCCGGCGATGTGGGTCGCCCTGGGCCCCAACTGGGCGGACACGGCCATCACGCCGGCGGGGCAGTTCCGGGCCGGGATCTCGACCCGGACCGCGGGCTTCATCGTGCTCCAGGCGCACGCCTGGTGGTCGGCGCACAAGCAGTCCGGCACCGGGGCTGTGCCGCAGCAGTGGGCGCCGAAGCAATCCAACCCGGTCAACCAGGTGGCCAACCCGGCCCTGGGCGGCTCGGACACGTTCAGCGTCTACCAGGTGCGGTTCTCGCCGCTGAGCTACGGGATCAACCAAACCCTATACCCCGGGGTCCAAGCGCTGAACGCGACCCAGCGGGGCTTCCTCTACAGCCCTGGGCCTGTGTTCTCGGGGCTGACTCCGGCTGCGACCGAGGCGGACTTCGCGTTCAACGGCTCGGACCAGCCTGTGATCTCGGACAAGATCACGGCCTTCCACGACGGGTGGCACATGGCCATCCTCTATCGGCGGCTCAGGCAACTGGACCCCGAATGGTGGCAGACGAACTGCCGCCTGGTCTTCCAGGACTCGAGTGCGGGCGGCTACGGCGAGACGCACACGGCGAAGGACGACCAGGACGCTTTCCGCATGGCTGCGGAGTGGCTGGTGGGCGCTGCCGGCTTGGAGCCGGTGGCGCCGCCGGTCTCGGAGCAGATCCTGCGGGAGCTGGAGGTCCGCCTGACCAACGTGGTCAAGGGCGCGAGCTACTACCACACCCCGCAGGCTGTGCGCCGCGGGCTGGCCGGCCTGATGGAAGGCCCCTATCCGGCCTTCACAATCGTGCCGCAGGGCACGGAGTACGCTGACCGCGGCGAGATGATGACCGACGCAACCACGGGACGGCTGCGCGTCACGATCGCCTTCATGCACCAGGGTAGCCAGGGCGACGGTAGTATCCAGCAGCGCGTGCTGGAGACCGAGGCGGACATCCGCAAAGCCCTGTTTGCGGACCCGCAGCTCAAAGGCCTGTGCATCGACGTGCAGCACGTCAGCACGGACTTTGCGTTCGAGCTCGACCAGAACTCGCTGGCCGGCGCCGAGATGGAGTGGGAGATCCACTACCGGACCCCGATCTTCGACCAAACGACCCCCATCTGAACCATGGCCCCCGTCATCCACCTCAAACAGCAAATCGCGGTCAAGCTCGAATCCGCCGAGGGCACCGAGGCCACCAGCTTTGCCGCGGCCGACCTCGTTCGGGTCATGGAGCCCGAGCTGGAGTTCCTGCCCAACGTGTTCCCGCGGAACCTCGTGCGCGAGAGCTTCGGCATCAACCCGGACTTCCGCGCCACCCAGGCTGCGGAGCTGCGGTTCTCCGTCGAGCTGGCGGGCGACACGCGCAACTCGTCGAGCTGGACGGCGGCCCCGCAGTGGAGCCGGCTGCTTCGCGCCTGCGGCTTCGAGATCGAAGCCCTGTTCTCGCTGGGTGTGACCAGCGGCACGATCACGGGCGGCCCGATCCAGCACGGCGAGACGCTGACCGAGGCGACCTCGGGCCGAACGGCCGTGGCCATCTCGGACTGGTACACCGGCGCCACCGAGGTCTGGGTGCGCGACCCGTCGGCCGCCTTCACCGGCAACCTGACCGTGACGGGCAGCCGCTCGGGGGCCACGTTCACCTCGATCAGCGGAGGCACCTCGACCCAGCTCGGGGGCGCGACCATCGGCTACGCCTGGATGCCTGTCACCACGGGCAACGCCACGACGAACCCGACCGCGACGATCTACTTCTACAACGACAGTGAGCTGATGATCCTCTACGGCGCCCGCGGCACCGTCGAGATCGACCTCCGCGTCCACGACCGCGCCGTCCTGCGGTTCACCTTCCGGGGCATCTATGATAGCTGGGGCAATTCCTCGATGCTCGACAGCATGGCGGCCAACGTCTACACGACGTACACCCCGCCGAGCTACGTGAATGCCGGCGCCACGATCAGCGACGGCGCGACCACGCTCTCGGGTTCCGACTTCGTTTTCCAGCAGGCGCAGATCAGCCTCGGCAACCAGCTGGAGATGCGCGAAAGCGCGAACGGAACCAACGGTTACCTTGCCTGCGTGGTCAACAACCGCGAGCCCTCGATGTCGCTGACGGTCGAGCAGCCCGGTGCCTTGACCTACAACTTCCCCGAGAAGATGCTGGCTGGCACGGTGGTCCGCTTCAACACGGCCTGGGGCTCGTCGCAGTACAACCGTTTCCGCGTGAAGGCCGACCACGCCCAGATCGGGAACCTTCAGCGCGGGGTCGTGGCGCAGCGTGCGACCTGGGAAGCGAACTTCCGCCTGACCACGGGCCTGATTCACGGCGTGGCCAAGAACACGGCCGGCGTGGACAACGACTTCATCCTCTTCCACACCTGATCCATGCCCATCGCTCTGAACCCGCGCCAGGAGTTCGACTACGTCCTGGAGTGCGATCGCACCCTGCCGCCCGAGCAGCAGACGGTTTTCCGCCTGCGCAGCCTCACGGTGGGGGAACAGGCCGACCTCGAGGACTCGCTTGCGGTGCGCCGCGGCGAGGACCTCGGGATCAACGTCGGATCTCAGAAGCTCCGCATCCTCCGCCTCGGGCTGGTCGGCTGGTCGAACTTCCGCGACGCCGCCGGCGCCGAAGTGCCGTTCGAGGCGATCAAGGGGCACCCGCGGCACGTGACCGACGTGTGCCTCGACCGCCTGGACTCCGAATGGCGGACCGAGCTGGCCAACGCCATCACCGAGCGCGGCCGTTTGGCCCCGGCCGAAAAAAACTGATCCAGGCGGCGGTCGCCAGCATCTGGGGGGACCTCGGTTCCCCCGGCCCCGACTGCCGCACGTGCTCCTGGCGCGACTCCGCTACGCGCGAGGCCTGGGGCTGCGAAGCCCCGGCGCCGCGCGCCGTGTGGTGGTCTCAGTGCCTTGAGTGCCCTGGGGCCGACTGCACGGTGTGCGGCGGCTCCGGGCGGGCCCCGCGGCTTCGCTGCCCGGGGCAAGAGATCCAGGCGGCCGACGGGCCCGACCAAGCGCGACTGCACAGGCTGATGACGACCTACACCCAGTACCACGGGCGCCAGGTGCTCCCGGCAGCCGGCGGCTGGCTCGACCAGTCGGCGGGCTGGGCCGAGGCCGTCGTGCTCGTGGACGGGGAGCGCGCCTGGTGGGAGGCGCAGAAGGAGCGCCGGGAGGCTGGCGGCTCGAGTCACGCGGAAGCGAAGGCCAAGGAGGAGGCGCGCCGGAAGGCGCTGTACGGCCGTGGCTGACGTTCGCAAAGAGCTGGAGATCCTGGTCCGGGTCAAGAACCAGACCTCGTCTGTCTGGGATGAGCTTGGCCGCAAGGGGCGCTGGGCGCTCGACCTGATCGTCGGCGCCGGGCGCAGGGTTGTCATTACGTTGACCAAGGTCTCCGAGTGGGTGAACCGCAACAAGTTTGGCCTGGCGGCCCTGGCCGGCGTGTCGGCTTTCTTTGCCTCCCGCTTCGTCAGCTCAATCCGTCAGATCTCGGCCTCGATGAGCGAGGCCGCGGCAACCGCACAGGAGCTCAACAGCCGCTTCTCGGTCGTGTTCGCCGACCTCGAGGAAGAGGCGGCCGGCTTCGGCGACGCCCTGGCCCGCGGCGTTGGCCGTGGTCGCCAGGAAGTGCGTGCCGGCCTGGCAGACTTCGGCCAGTTCTTCCAGTCGCTCCAGTTCAGCCGGGAGACGGCCACGGACCTGGCCAAGACGGTCACGCAGCTCGGCATCGACCTGGCGTCGTTCTTCGACCAGCAGGACGCCGAAACCTTCCAGCTCCTGCGCTCGGGCCTAGTCGGCAACGCGGAGGCCCTGGACCGCTTCGGGGCCAGGCTCACGGCGGCCGAGGTCGAGCAGGAGGTGTTCCGGCTCGGGCTGGCCCGCAGCTCGGGGGAGATGACGGCACAGCAGCAGGTGGTGGCGCGCCTCAGCCTGCTGATGGACCGGTGGAAGAACGCCCAGGGCGACGCGATCCGCACGGCGGACTCGTTCACCAACCGAATGAAGGGCTTGAGCGGGGCCCTGGCGGACCTGCGGGTCGAGTTCGGCACCAGGCTCAACGAGGCGATCCTGCGCGGCATCGAAACGGCTGGTGGCCTGGAGAAGGTCGAGGGTCTGGCGCGCGTGTTCTACGGCTCTGTGGAGGCCCTGGCCGAGGTCGGCATCCAGGTTGGCGCCCAGCTTGCCAGGCAGGCGGCGGAGTCGATCGCGCGCATCGGCGGCCCTCAGGGGGTCGTGCAGCTGATCCAGCAGGGCGCGGAGCTGGCCGGCGCCTGGCTCGAGGCGGCGGCGGCGCGTGCCGGCGCCGTGGTCGCCAGCATCGCGGCTCAGGCAGCGCCGATCATCAAGGCCCTGGGCGGGCTGCTGCCTGACGACCCGACCGAGCGGATCCAGCGGATCCGCGTGGAACTGGAGCGCCTAGACGTGGCCGAGGCAAAGGCCGAGCGCGAGCTGCTGCTCGGTGCTGGCGGGCTCAGCGACGACCAGCTCCGCGCCTACCAGATGGGCTTCCAGGCCGTCGGCGAGGAGCGGGCGGCCCTGATTGCGGAGCTTAAGGCGCTCGAAGCCGAGTACGGCGACGTGGTCTCGGCCAACCTGGCCGCCCAGGGGGAGGCCGCCGAGGCGGACAAACGCCGCGTCGATGCGGCGCAGAAGCTCGTCGAGACCTACGACCAGCTCAAGGCGCAGGGCGTGGCGCCCGAGGCCCCGACTACGCCGCAGGCTGTGCTCAACGAGAACACGGCCAAGCAGACCGAGATCTTCGCCAAGGCGGCCAAAGAGGCGGCGTCGAGCGCCGTGGCTCTCGAAACGGCGTTTACGCAAGCGCAGCAGGCCTTCCGCCAAGGGGCCTCGAATCAGATTGCGGACACGCTGTTCCGCATGGGCGAGGGCGCCAAGAGCGCGAGCGAGGCCTTCAAGGACCTTGGCCGGTCGATCCTCTACGCCCTGCTCCAGCAGCGCCTGGCGCGCGGCATCGAGGCAACCTTCGGCGCGGCTTTGGACTCGGTCTTCGGGTTCTTTAACCCAGCCAGCTCTTTCCCGACAGCGATTGCCAGTGCGAAGGGCAACGTGATCCAGGGCGGGCAGACCGTCACGGCCTTTGCCAAGGGCGGGGTCTTGTCGAGCCCTGTGCTGTTCCCGATGCGGGGCGGCGTCGGCCTGGCCGGCGAAGCCGGGCCCGAGCTGATCGCCCCGGTCAAACGAATGAGCAACGGCGACGTGGGCATCCAGGTCGAGGGCGCGAGCGGCGGGGGGAATACGTTGGCCCTGACGATCCAGGCCGTGGACGCACGCTCGGTCGTGGACCTGCTGGCCAACGACGCGCGGGGCTTCACTGACCTGGTCGCGGCAGCGGTCGCCAAGTCGCCGCAGCTTCGCGGCCTGCTCTCGGGGAGGGTGTAACGTGGCGCAGGTTTGGCCGAGGCAGGACCCATTCAACGCCGGAGGCACGCACTACGGGTCGGCCTTGGTCCAATGGCTGGGCTGCCGGCCGGACAACAGCTTTGCGTTCGGCACGCTGTGCGACTTCGACGACGACGGGCACCCATACCCGCACGGGCTGGGAGGGGCGGCCGATGCCGCCTGCGGCTTCCTGTGGCGGCCGTATTTGCAAGAAAACGTGTCCGTCGGAATCCAGGCTTACCTGCGCGAGAACGCCCCGTCTAACATCCCGTCTAGCCCGCTGCTGTCGTGCATCGGCGTCCTGGCCCGCGTGACAGGCGGAGTGCTTACGTCCGACTTTACGTCTGGAGTCCATTACGCCAACGTCACGGGCTACGGCTTCCTGCTCGAAGGCAACGAGCCTCAATCTTCGGCGACTTTTTCCTTGGTGCGCTGGAACGCTGGGCTTAGAACCAACCTGATCACGTTCCCTTATTCGTTAGCCTTAATCCCGACCGACTTTGAGCAGCCCGTCGGTCTTAAGCTGACTGTGACCACGGTGGCAGGCAACGCCGTCCTGTCGGGCACAATCAGCAATGTGACGGTCAACGGAGTGGTGTTTCAAAACTTTAATCTGTTCCCGCCGATCACGGATAGCACGGCAGACAAAATCACGGGCACCGGGCGCGGCGGCATCCTGCTCGGCCAAGACCGCGTGCTTAACTTCGGGCCGGAGTTCCCGATCCGGCTGCGCGAAAAGGTCACGTCCTGGACGGTCACCAACCCGGCAAACGACACGGTGCTGGTGCGCGACGAGTTCTTGCGGCTGAACAAGGGCGCAAGCTTTCTTGACACCTCGGACTTCGGGACCACCGGGCGCTCGCTTCAGTCGGCGTTCTACCACGACCTGCAAAGCGCCGCCGGGCAAACGCAGGGGAAGATTACACGCGACACGTCACCTGCTGACGCAATCCAGTTCACGGCCGCGGGGCTGGGCGATTCGACATTTGTGAACTCTGAATGGGCAGCTCTGTCGCAACGCCCAGCAAATAACACACGCACGCAAACGCCGAAGATCGTCGTGCAGTGGGAGTCTTCTGGGACGGACGGTTTGTCTCACTTTCGACATGCGGGCCTGATTGTGCGCGGGTCTGCTCCGACGCCGAGCAGCAACGGCACGACCACGACCGGCTATGTGGCCTACATCGGCAGGACCATAGGCGGCGGGGTGGCTAAGCTGTGGCGTTACCTGAACGGTGCCAAAATCGAATTGGCGGCAGCCAGCTTTACGGTCAACGAGGCGACCGATTACACCGTGGAGCTGGCTGTGCGCGACCAGCCAGGCACGGGCCTTGGCGGGCCGGCCGAACTTGAGCTGCTAGTAGACAGCGTGCGCGTCAACCTTGTGGCGACCACAAACGTCGACGGTGTGTTTAACCCGTCCAGCGGCATCGTGGTCGATGGCACGGCGAATCGGATTACGCAGGGCCCCGGAGAGGGCATCTACGTATTCAGCAACGACACCACCAAAACGATCAGCGTCACGACGTGGGACGAAGGCATTGTAGTGCCCAGCGTTACGCCGTGGGAGGACTATGCCAGCTACCCGGTCTTGACCGAGGGCACGGCTTCTGGGTCGCTCAACACCGTGGCGCGGGTCGTCTACCCGTTTGCGCCTGCGGCTGTGCACGTGACCGACACGACGATCTCGGATGCAGGCTACCGGTACACGCAGGCGCGGATCTCCCGGGGCTATCGGCTGTATGATCGCCTCCAGACCGAGCCCATGGGGCAGGCGGCGTTTGATGCGCTGCTGGCCTTCTGGCACAGCAAGGAAGGCGGCAAGGCGTTTAGCTTCACCGACCCGGTCGATGGCCTGACCCGCAAGGTCCGGTTCGCCCCCGAGTCGTGGCAGGTCTTTGAGCCGTTCCGCGGGGTCTACTACGTCGAGTTCGGACTCGAGGAGCTGGCATGACACTGACGGGCAACCAGATCGACCTGCTGAACCGGCAGAACAACGCCGACCCGTTCGTCTGGCTTTACGCCTTCACGATCCCGTCGAGCCCTGTGCAGGTGCTGCGCGTAGCCGCCTACGACGAGCCCATCCAGTACCTGACCGACAGCGCAGGCGAGCCGATCACGTGGAGCCCGTTCCCGGTGCGCCACGAGGGGATCGAGATGTCCAGCGACGGGGCACAGGAGGTGCTGCGGATCAGCGTCGGCAACGTGACCCGGGAGGCGCAGGCGCTGATCGAGCTCTACGACGGCCTGACCAACCAGGACGTGCGGGTCTACCTGGTCAACGTCGCGGCGCTCGGCGACCCGATCCCGTTCGTCGAGGTCAGAGGCAAGGTCGTCTCCTCGGTGGCCTCGGAGCGGGCCGCTGCCTTCTCGATCGGGGTGGGAAACCTGCTGCGGACCTTCCTGCCTCGGACCCGGATCCTCCGCAAGTTCTGCCGCCACCAATACAAGGGGGCGGCCTGCGCCTACTCCGGGGGGATCGTGGGCTGTGACAAGACCCTGGACGGCCCCAACGGGTGCATCGTCCACGCCAACGCGGACCGATTCGGTGGCTTCCCGGGGGTGGGCAAGTCGTGATCTCCTACGAGGATCTCCTTGGCCAGCCCTACGCCGCCTGGAAGTGCGGCCAGGTGGCCGTCGAGATCGCCCGGCGGGCCGGAAAGAAGATCCCGGACCAGGCCTTGGAAGAGCCCGAGGACTTGGGCCGTTGGCTGACCGTAGCATCGCCGACACGCTACACTGAGGGAGACGTGATCCTCGGACGAGACCGCGGCGGGATGCTGTTCGCGGGCGGCCTCGTGTGCCGCCGCCAGGGGCTCGTCGTCACGTCCAGCCACCGGGAGGGGGTCTTCGCCCTGCCGCTGGCCTCCATCAACCTCGTGGGGGTGTACCGGTGGCCATCGCACTGACCAGTCAGCGCAACCCCCTGGACGCGGGCTCGCGGGAGACCGTCTGGATCCCCTGGCGCACGGGGACGAGCCTGCGGGACGTGCTTCCGGGCTGGGCGACCGCCGAGGGGGTCGTGGCGCACGTCTACCTGAACGGCGTGCGGGCCCGCGTGCTTGACCAGGCGCTGCTCGACGACGACGTGGTCGAGGTGCTGGAGATCCCCCAGGGGCTGCTTGTCGCTCCGGCCGTGGGGGCTGTGCTGACCGGCACGGCGTCGGCCTTGGCGGCCAAGGCGGCGGCGGTCGCGTTTTGGGCCGGCGCAGCCAACCTGGCGCAGAGCTTCGCGTTCTCGTTCCTCGTCGGCAAGCTCCTGGCCCCCAACAAGGGCCCGGCCAACCCAGGCGACGAGGCCAGCCCCACGTACCGATTCGGCGGCATTGCCTCCAACGGCGACGCCGAAGGCGCGGCCCTGCCCCTGGTCTTCGGCCAGATCCGCACCGGCGGCGTGGTCGTCCAGCGCTACACCCGCGCCTCGCTGACCTCGACCTACCTCTACACGTTGGTGGCGCTGTCCGAGGGGCCGATCGAGGCCATCGGCGACGTGACCGAGGACTCGGGCCCGCTGCGCCTGTCCGACGGCAACCTGCCGGCCGGCATGGAGGTTAACGGGCGCCCGGTCTCCGACTTCGAGGAAGTCGAGGTGCACGTGCGCCTCGGGGACCTCTACCAGGACGCCGTGCCCGGCTTCGAGGCCAGCTCGGTCCAGTACCCGGTCGATCAGGCGCTGCCGCCCTCGAGCACGCCCGGGGCTGTGACCATCACGCCGAAGAACGGGGGGTACGACCCCGGCGTGCCGGCTGACCTAACCGAGCTGAACAAGTGGGACACAGAGGTGACCTATTCGATGGGCGCCGGCGAGGAGGCCGACGAGTTCTCGGCGACTGTGACCTTCCCCGAGGGCCTCTACACCTTCTCGGGCTCGGGCTCCCTGACCAACAACCAGGCGCAGTTCCAGCTCCGCTACCAGGCGCTCGACGGCTCGGGCACGCCGATCGGCAAGGTGGTCGTTCTGCCGGCCGAGGGCACGGTCACGCAGGCGAAGACCGGGGCCTTCGACGTGGAGTTCCGCCACCCCTTCATCGACCCGGCGACCTACACGGCGCCGGCGCAGGGCTTCTACTTGAAGCTCCAGGGGGTCAACGGCTGTGTGACCAAGGCCAGCCCCACGGGCATGACCGACCCGCAGGCTGAGAACGTCCAGTGGACGACCTCGGGCTGGGTCAAGCTCGACGTGGACAACCAGGACGCGACCCAGACCTACCACGTCTGGAACTTCTGGGACGGCGCCACCAACCGCGGCTTCAAGGTCTGGCTCCAATACATCAGCTCGGGCGCCGCCAAGAGCGTGCGGCTGTTCGTGCAGTACGGCACAGGCTCCGGTTCGGTCACGTCCGACTTCCCTGTCGAGTCGCTGGCCGGTCCCTTCTTCGCCGTCCAGGAGTGGGTCGCCTCCGAGGTTGAGCGCTGGCACCACCTCGCCGTGACCTACGGCGGCTCGAGCGCGGGCGTCGCCGGCGCCGGCCGGCTCAAGTTTTACTGGGACGGGGCGCTAGTTTGGTCGCTCAAGGTCGAGAACGTGAACCACAGGCTCCCGACCGCGGGGACTGTGCGCGTCGGGTCGGAGACCAACGTGACCAACTTCGCGGACGCGGACTTCGACGTCTTCAAGCTGTTCCTGCGCGAGCTGACCGGCGCCGAGGTGCAGGTCCAGTACGCGGACGGCTCGGGCTTCACCGGCACGGGCAGCGAGCCCGACCTGCTGCTGTGCTGGCCGTTTGACACGTCCGGCGGCGGGACCACGGACGACCTCTCCCCGAACAACAACGACGGCACGCTAGTCACGGGCGCCGCGATCTCGGTCGGCACGGACTTCGGCGTGGCCCCCGGCAGCGCCGGCGGGACCTTCAAGCGCGGCCGGTACAAGGTCGAGATTCAGCGCCTTAACGCGGAGTCCACGTCCACCTTGAGCCGCAACGCCGCCGAATGGACGGCGATCCAGCTCGTGACCTGGGCGGACTTCCGCTACCCCGGAGTCGCCCTGGTCGGTATCCGCCAGAAGGCGACCGACCAGCTCCAAGGCGGGCCCCCGACCTACACCTTCGAGGTCAAAGGCCGCCGCGTGCCCGTCTGGAACGGGGCTTCGACGGTGACGCCGAGCGCGCCGCTGGCCTGGTCGCAGAACCCGGCCTGGATCGCTGCCGGAGTGCTCACGTCCGAGGAGGGGCTCGGCGACCGCTACGGCTTGGTGGACTTGAAGCTCGACGAGTTCAAGGCGTGGGCCGACTGGTGCGACGAGTACGTGCCTGACGGCCTCGAGGAGGTGGACGCCGCCGACCTGACGAGCTGCACGTTGTCGTACAATGCTTCTCTGAACAACGTGACCGCCGTGCTGAACGGCGTGGAAAGCGTCCCCGACAAGTGGCAGGTCGGCTATGCCGTCCGCTTCGAGGCCTTAAACGCCGAGTACAACACGCCCGAGGGCGCGGCTTACGTGCTCACTTCGGTCGCCTACGTCTCGGATCTGGAGAGGCTGACGCTCGTGGCGCCCTTGCCCGCGGGCATGGCCGCGCCGACGACTTTGTCTGTCACGCTGACCACGGGCAAGATCCGGGGCGCCGAACGGCGGATGCAGTGCGATATCGTCCTCGACCGCCGCAACGACGAGGCGGTAGACGTGCTGGAGCGGATCTTCTCATCCGGCCGGGCGCAGCGGGTCGTCCAAGGCGGCCGGGTCGGGGTCTTCGTCGAGCGGGCGGCCTCGCCCGTGGCCTTGGTTACGCACGCCAGCGTCGTCGAGGGGAGCCTCGAAACCCTGTACACGGCGATCGACGAGCGCCCCAACGTGATCCAGGCCGAGATCCTGGACCGCGACGCGGGCTACACGGTCCAGCGCCTGGAGCTCGAGCACCCCGACGTTCAGGACCCGGCTAAGTTCGACGGCCGGCGCGTGCGCTCTATCAGCCTTGAAGGCGTGGTCCGCCGATCCCAGGCCCTGCGCGAGATCAAGTACCAGCTCAACCTGTTCCACCTGGTCCGCCGGCAGGCTTCTTGGAAACAGCCGGCCCTGGCGATCGCCCGTCGCCCCGGCGACGTGGTCATGGTCGCCCACGACGTGCCGCAGTGGGGCTACAGCGGCAAGCTCCGTGGCAGTTCGGCCACGCAAGCGATCGCCTTGTCGAACTCGATCGAGCGCTCGCTGTGGATGAATGTCGGGCTGATTGCCGACTACACGCCTCGGTGCGCCATTTATCGTGGCAACCTATTCACGGGCGCCCGCTTTTGGGTTTCTGAAACCGCATCGGGGCCCAAGAACCTGACCGACAACGGACAGCCGAAAAGCCTCGACCAGGACGCAATTCCGCTTAGCCTCGCCAGCGGCCAACGCCTGGCGACTGTGCTGTTTCGCGACATACTTACAACGGGCCTTGATACAGCTCCTTTGCCCGTTTACCGAGCCGGCAATTACATCGTGACATGGGCCTCAGGCACGGCCACGCCGGAGGTCGGCTACGATGCTTCGGGGCTGACGCTGATAGGCTTGAGAAAGTGGCGCTTCACTGTCACGACCCCTAGTTCAGCGGGCATTCACTTCGCTTTCACCTCGATCACGTCGAAGCCCGAGGGCCTAAGGCTTTACTACGAGGCGGACGAGCCATTCATCGACTCCGACCCGTGGGCCCCGGAGTTCGTTGAATTCACTGCTCCGTTCCGCGGTCTGCGCTGGATGGGAGCACAGGACACAAACCAAAACAAGGCCACGGCGCCAATCCCGTCTGACTACTTGTTTTGGACCGTTCAGGGGCCGCCGATCGAGAAGATGTGCGAGTTCTCGAACCGCTACGGCAAGGACCTGTGGACGTGCTGCCCGGCCTTGTATCCGTTCATTCAGCAGCTCGCGTTTGCAGGAAGACACCGCAGCGCCCTCGCGCCCGAGCGACGCTGGTGGTGCGAATACTCCAATGAGCATTGGAACGGCGGAGCTTTTGAGATTGGCGGCGCGTGGTATTTAGGACCTCTTATCAGCTCCTCGCACGTGTTCAGCACGGCCAACGACTTCCAGCCGCACCCGACCATCAGCAATGCCTTTGTCATCGGTCCCGGGGCCGTGGACCCAAACCCCTTTAGGGCAATGCGGATCCAGTCGGGGATCCTGAGCAACAACTTCTTCGCCAGTGTCGAGAACGCCTGGGGCACGGAGATCTCTCGTGTGACCAAGGTGTTCGGGGCTCAGTACGTCAGCGCTGACAGCGTTTTGGACGGGGTCGCCAACTGCCCCAAGTGCGACGTTGTCGCCGGCGCCCCGTACAACCCGCCCTCGCCGCTTGACCCCGACTTTAACCCGGACACTCAAACGGTCAATCAGCTGTTCACAAACCTGGCCGGAAAGCACGCGGAGATCGAGGCCAACATTTCAAACTTTGTCACGACGGTCTCAAGCTTAAGCAAGGGCGTGTGCTGGTATGAAGGCGGGCAGCAAATCATTGCGCAATCTGGCGGCGTTCTCACAATGATGGCTGTCCAAAGCGACCCGAGGATCAAAGACGAGATCCTGTGGATCCTTGACAAGGTCGAGCAATATGCCCCAAACAGCGTCTTTGCTTTTTATTCGGACGCTACGGCAGGCGGGCCCGAGGGGCAGTTTGGTGCCAAGCGCTGGTACGCGCAACCGAACAACCAAGCCTTCAAGTACCAAGCGCTGCTCGAGTGGATCGGCGACACCGACCCGGACCCGGGCGGCGGCGGCGGCGGCGGCGGCGGCGGGCCCGGCTCGGGCGAAGCCGACTACACGGTCTTCCTGGACCGCGACGTAGTCATCCCCTCGGGCACCGTCTACATGGTGATCGAGGACCAGAGCACCAACGAGCACGCGCAGTTCACTATCCAGAGCGCGGCGGGGACCTACGTGGCCGGGGACGGCATCGCCATCCGCGGCACGGACGACTGGGTCCCGGCGAAGGGCGACCAGTATTCGCTGGGCAGCACGGGCAAGATCTACAAGCGCTTCCGCGTTGTGCGGACTGCGATCGACGGGGACAAGATGCAGGTCGATGTCGAGGCCGTCGAGTACAACGAGGCCATCTATTCTGACGACTTCGGGTCGCTGCCCTTGCCCGAAACCTCGCTGACCACGAACACGCTAGACAGCGTGACCCCGGAGGCGGTGCAGAACTTAACCGTCACCGAAACCACGGCGACCAACGAGGACGGCGGGGCGGTGGTCTCCGCGACCCTCAACTGGCAGTACGACCCGGAGACCGTGCGCTCGGTCGCCAAGGTCGAGATCTACGTGCAGCCGATCGGCAAAACCCCGGAGCTGCGGCTCTCCATCCCCGGCCAGCCGACGGCGGCGCACGTGCAGCTCGACCAGACCGATCGTGAATCGCTGCTCGAGTTCTTTGTCCGGCCGGTCGGGGCCCGCGGGCAGGCCCGCGCCGTTCGCGCTTCGGCCCGTGGGCACCTGCGCCCGCTGGGCCTCGTGATCACGCCGCCGGCGCCGACCAGCCTGGGCCTCAACCAAACAGGCTACCGGGCCGTTTACACGCTTGTGGACTCGGGCGCGGCCCGCGTTGGCGGGTACGAGTTCCGCCGCGGGGGCTGGATCCTCGGGCAGCGCATTGGCTTTACGGCCCGGGGCGAAACGCAGCTTGGGCCGACATTCGACTTTGGAGCCTTTTCGGACGACGCCGGCGCGAACGGGCCCTATCCGATCTACGCGCGCTCCTTCCTCGGCAGCGGGCAGTACGGCAAGCAAGTCACCCTGTCGAGCTACCCGACGGCGCCTGGCAAGATCTTGTTCGAGCGCCACCTGCAAGACCACGGGGCGACCGGCTGGAATGACGTGACGCTCACGGGTTTCTCACGTGTCGTTTCGGCGCCGGGCACGGCTTTGGTCGCTGACAACATCACGGGCGCGGTTTCGATCGACTACACCTTCCCGGCCCTGCGCGAAGCTCAAGAGGTCTACGTTTACTTTTGCTGGGAAGCGACGCAGACCTACTCGGGCGCCGAAACCCCGGTGGACACGCCGCTCGGTAACAGGTGGACGACCGAGGGCCCGCTGTGGACCTACAGCGGCGAGACCGAGAACACGGCTGTGCGCGCCGGCTTCAAGTACGTGACAACTACGGCGACGCCGACCATCCCCCTTTCGTCTGACGGATACCGGCCGGGCTCGTTCTACCTGCGCCGCGGTCGGATCTTCTTGCGCTTCTCCCGCTCAAGCGCCTCGCTGATCGGGATCAACCTCAAACGGGCCTACATTGCCGTCGTTGAAGCGCCGCGGCCCAGGCTCAACTTCCCCAACGTGGAGGCGTATTTCTAATGGCTGAAACTGTGACGCTCGAAGACCTGTCGTCCCAACCTGCCGGGCAGCCGGCCTTGGTCAGCTCCAGCAGCTTGACCATGATCCACACGACCGGGCTCGACACGAACGGTGTTACCCGGGAGCGGATCACGA